CGGTGTCTTCATTCTGCCTTGGGCGGTCGGGCTGGAACTTGTTCATTTGTGTCATGGTGAAACTCCGTTATGTATTGGAAGTGATGTCAGCTTGCATTATATATTACGTCTTAAACCATTGGTGGAACAGGGTTTTTGGTTGAGAGACATAGACATATCGTTGTAATACATCTGACAGTACTGCCCAACAAAACGCCAGCCTCCAGGGATATTGGGGAGCCTTGGGTTTAGTAGTGTCAGATCTATTATATATTTATCTCTTTAATCTATAAGTAGAGTAAGTATAATAGATGAACAAAAACAGCGGGTTGAGGGGCTAGGACATAGTTGGACAGTGACACTACTTTAAGACATAATAAAAGGGACGGAAATCGGTGGAAAGGTGGATTGCGCGTGTCTGCTTTGGGTGATACGATGTCTGAAGGTGGAGCTCTTCATCCTCAACATTTCTACGAGAGCGGGTGACGAAATGGCAGATAACGATATTGAGAAGTACAAAGAAGACCACGACGCGAAGTTTTCCCTCCGCAAACGCCCTCGCTCACTCCTCGCTCGAGGATCAAAACCCATAATCGTGGATTATCAGGATGAGGATGGGAACTGGAGACAGAGGATAAAGATGGAGCGGATAAAATTTGGGGATGCAGAAAAAGGCATCTTCCTGGAAGAGTTCCGCAAATGGGGCAGAATGGGAGAAAGCGCCGCCGCTGCTGGAGTGTCGACTCAATGTGTACGAGCACACATCGAGAACGACGAGGAATTTGGCCGAGCACTCATGATGGCTGAAGAAGAGTACCGCGAGAAACTCATTGGGCATCATCAGGATCTCGTCTTCAATGGCACACAGAAAGAGAGCTACGATCGCAATGGTGGTCTCATCTCTACTGAAACAATTTATCCCATTCGCCTTATTGAACTTGAACTCAAGAAGCATGATTCTGGCTATCGAGAAAAGCAAGAGGTAAGCGTCAATCATACTGGCGGCGTTCTGGTTGCTCCCGCTGAAATGGCGAGCATCGATGATTGGGAGAAGCGTTTCAGCCGAGCAAAAGATGTGACACCACCGCCTCCGGTGTCAGTTCTCCTAGAGCATGATGAAGAAGATTAAGATCATGAAGTAGAAATCGGTGGAGTTCATCCATCGGATTGGCCGAGGAGGAGGATCAAAATCGGTGGAGTCCATCCATCGGATTGGCCGAGGAGGAGGAGCTCTCATACATATCGTCCTCATCTTCTTCATCGTCAGATAATGGGAGATAAATCGTCAGATAACGAGGATGAGGATATAGAAGATGCGGAAGAGGAGAGAGAGAGAGCGACAAGTGATGCTTGTTCTCGCAACTTCCCCATGCTAGTGTGTAGGTGGGCAAGCAACGAAAGGTCAATCCTATGTCTCTCCGCAAGAACCTCACACTCTCCCTCGCAGCCGGTCGCTCAGTATACACTGGCAAGTTGGCCTCCACGAAAGAAGCGCTCCGCAACGAAATCATCATGCTCACCACGCTATATTCGCGCGACGGTGGTGTGATCAACGTCTGCAAACCAGCCATCGCTCATGGTGCCAGCTTCAGCCGCAATCAGCATCCTCGGTCGCCGATTAAGGGCGTGTTAGCGCCGTTCTAAACAGCACGCCGGTTCTCGTGAGAGGACAGCCGGTTCCCCACGAGAATCGGCTGTCTCCCTTGAGCATTTGACCAATTCTGAGTATCTTCATCATCTTCCGTCAAGCATCATCTTCATCTTCATCTTCATCCAAGTCTCCGAGCCGATGATGAAGATCGGCCGATTCAACATATCTAAATCGGTGGAGTCAGTCCATCAGATTCCACAATTTCTTAGCCATCCTCAAATTCCGCCATGCCACACCGCAGCATGCCATGCCGCACCGCAGCAAAAAATAAATTCTTTTTATACGTTGCACCCCTTGTACCAGTTGGCTTTTGCCCTTACATTATAGGCAAGGCAACAAGCGTTGCCCTGCTTGCTCCGGCTTAGGGGCGCATACAAAGGCTTAACAAAATGGCAAACACCAACACCAAAATTGCTGCAGCCCCTGCCCCCGCCAAAAAGGCAGCAGCCCCCGCAACTGTTGCGCCGCAAGCACCCCTGTACGTTATGGGACCGTGGCCGGTTAAAGCGCAGGGCGGCAACAGCATACGTGGCTACTGCTACAGCGTTGCAAAGGGGCTGGCCAAGGCACACCCCGCCGGGTTTACTGCGGCGCAGTTTGCCAGCGCGCTTGCTGGCAATGCCGCTGGCAGCACCTACAAACAGCCCAGCGCAGGCTGGGGTACTGCTACAAAGCCCAATGGCAACGCGCACGCGCACGCCAACTGGTTTGCGCACCCCAAGCAAGGTTGGCTTGCCCCTGTGGCCAAGGCGTAACAGCCCCGCCTGCCCCCATGCCGGGGGGCAGGCACAACCCTCAAACAAAGGTAAACCCAATGCGACCCAATGCCACCGTGCTTACTGCCGTTGTAGCAGGCCGCAGCAAGCTTGTGCTGCGTACGCCCTTTACCCGCCCCGCCCTTGCGCGCTACCGTGCCTTAGCGGCGCGCTGGCGCGCTGCTGGTGGTACCGCCGCGCTGGCCATAGGCCCCATAAGCTTGCGCCTTACACTGGCGCAGGCGCAGGCATAGCAAGCCCAGCATGGGGCGGGGCTAGTGTTACCTTAAAGCAACACCCCGCCCCAAGTGTGGCAAAAATGCCACGGGGCGGGTATGCGCCGCTCCCCCCGACCCCTCCCGCAGTGACTTTGGACCCTTCACAATCATATATCCAAAAATAAAAAACTCCACCCGACATATAACACTTGCCCAAGTCACAAGAATTTGAGACTTGTCTTTGTGACCATAACTTCCTACCATAGCCAAAATCACCTCGAACATTTTTGGTGATGTCGTGTGCCAGCGCTCATTGGGAGGAACCAGGATGATGACCCAGAACGTTATTCCTTTTCCGATAGATGTCACGAGACAACTCTCGTTTGATCAGGCCGTTTCGATTGTGGAAGGTATCGGTCCTTCGTTTGGGCTGATAGCCTTCTATGATATGAACAATAAAATTGGCATCTGGAATTTCGGCAATATAACGCGAAAAGACGCTCTTTGGATTGCTGAGCAGTTGGTTCGTCATTCTCAAGGTGAAGAGATAGCATGAACATGTCACCATCATTTCCGAACAATGTTGTTTGGAGACCGATGCCGGGCTCTCAGGAAGCATTCTTGAGCGCTACCCCGATCTTCGAGGTTCTGTTCGAGGGAACCCGAGGAGGCGGTAAAACCGACTCCTTGCTTATGTCTTTCTGTATGCACGTCGGTAAGGGTTATGGTCCAGCTTGGAAAGGCATTCTGTTTCGCCAGACTTACAAGCAGTTGACGGACGTTATTTCGAAAACCAAAAAATGGATCCCGCAGATCTGGCCGGAGGCGAAGTTTAACCACTCAGAGCATACTTGGACTTGGCCAACAGGTGAAAGCCTTCTTCTTCGTCAGTTCGCCAAGGACCACGACTACGATAACTATCACGGACACGAATATCCCTGGATCGGCTGGGAAGAACTCTGTAACTGGCACTCTGACTCTGGCTATAGGCGCATGTTCTCGACATGTCGGAGTTCCAAAAAGGGTATGCCGAGAATGGTGCGGTCTACGACGAACCCATATGGTCCTGGTCACAATTGGGTTAAGCATCGTTTCAAGCCCAACAGCATGAACATGGTTGTTCGTAAGGACATTCTAGACGACAACGGGCTTCCAGAGCCGAGCCGGCTATCAATACATAGTCACATTGACGAAAATACAGTACTCTTGGAAGCTGACCCCGATTACAAGCAAAAAATCGCAGCCAGCGCGCGTAACGAGGCCGAAAAGAAGGCTTGGTTGGAAGGTTCTTGGGACATTGTCGCTGGAGGCATGTTTGATGATGTCTGGAACCCGAAATATAACGTTCTCAAACGTTTCAATATTCCTGATAATTGGAAAATTGTGCGTTCTTTTGATTGGGGAGCCTCGAAACCTTTCTCCGTTGGGTGGTGGGCTATTTCTGATGGTTCAGATGTTGAAATTGAACCGAATGTATGGAAATCTACTGCGAAAGGTGACATAATTCGTGTTCGAGAGTGGTATGGCAGCACCGGAAAACCTAACGAAGGTCTCGATCTCTTAGCATCTGACATCTCTGAAGGTATTGTTAAGCGTGAATTGGAGTGGGGCTGGCGTCAGCAGGGGACGAATTGGTGCCGCGTGAAGCCAGGAGTAGCTGATAGCCAGATTTTTGCTGCTGAAAATGGCAATTGCATCGCAACTGATATGAAAGTAAAAGTCAGACTGGACGATGGATATCGCTATCCCGGTATTCAATGGAATCCTGCTGATAAAAGACCGGGAAGTCGTGCTACGGGTTGGACCCAAATGAGACAGAAGTTGAAAAATGCTCATCCGAACATAAAACTCGTCAAAGATGAGCTTCGTCTCTATCCTCGTGAGAAAGCTGGCTTATTTGTCTTCGAAGATTGTGCTACGTTCATCGAAACTATCCCTGTTCTGCCTCGTGATGAGGATAATATGGATGATATCAACACTGATGCAGAAGATCACGTTGCAGATGAAACTAGATATCTTATTCGTTGGGTCACAACTCCAGGATCATCTGGTGTGACAACAGGACATAATTGATATAAAATACTTGTCAAGAGTATGTAACTAGAGTAGGTCGATAATTATGCCCAGCACACTCGCAACTCAGCATCCTTCCTTCTCAGCGGCAAAACCGGACTGGGATCTTATGCGCGATACCTACAAAGGTGAGCGTCATGTGAAGAGCAAGGGTGCTATTTATCTGCCGATGACAAGTTCTCAGGTTCTTGATGGAGCACTCACTTCGGTGACTTCGGTGGGTTATATTGCTTATCAGGCATACAAGCAGCGAGCTCGCTTCCCGAACTTCACCCGTGAAGCCGTGCAGATGGCAATCGGTATGATGCACTCACAACCTGCTGAAATCAAGTTACCAAAAGCCATGGAGAAGATTGTATCACGACAAGGTGAGTCTTTGCAGGTTCTCCTTCGTCGTATCAATACTGAGCAACTGCTCACTGGTCGTATCGGCTTGATGGCAGATATGCCAACAAACCCAATTATGGGAGAGGACATTCCTTATCTAGCAACCTACATCACTGAACGCTGTATCAATTGGGACGATGGTTCCGTAGAACAGCTTGTTCCACAGAAGTTGAATCTTGTCATTCTCGATGAAACTGAACAAATTCGCACTGCTGATTTTGGTTGGGAGAATAAAGACAAGTTTCGAGTTCTTATTTTGGGTGATGACCGAGAGAATGAGGCCAAAGGAACCTATCGTCAGGGTGTTTTCTCTGAAGGTGATTATAATGAGTTCAACCTCAAGGCTCCTTCGTGGCGCGGACGTTTGCTAGAAGAAATTCCATTCATCTTCATCAATTCGTGTGATGTAACTGCTGACGTCGATGATCCACCGCTGCTCGATCTTGGTAATATTTGTATGGCGATTTATCGTGCAGAGGCAGATTATCGACAGAACCTGTTTATGCAGGGTCAGGATACCTTCGTGACTATTGGTGGTGGCTTTGACGAGACTGATAAAGTCCGTGTCGGCTCGGGTGCACGTCTTGATCTTCCTATGGGTGCAGATGCAAAGTATGTCGGTGTTACGAGTCAAGGTCTCGCTGAACAGAAAGATGCAATCAGTAATCTGGAAGCCAGAGCATCCTCAATGGGTGCTCAGACTTTGGACAGCACTTCTCGCCAGCGTGAGAGCGGCGATAGCTTGCGTATCCGTGTCGCGGCTCGTACTGCTGATATGAACCAAGTTGCTGAGACTGGTGCATCTGGCCTCGAGCAAATGCTTAAGATTTGTGCTCGTTGGATGGATGAAGATCCGAGTGAAGTTTCGGTCATCGCCAATAAAGAGTTCGGTGAAATGCCGCTTACTGGTCAGACAATGGTTGAAATCTCAACTGCTCGTAATCTTGGCTGGCCAATCAGCGCTAAGTCAATGCACGATCTGTCTCGTAAGCGTCGCATGACGACTAAGACTTTCGAGGAAGAGATTGCAGAGGCCGACAAAGAGAATAAGGATGAGAAGTTCGCATTTGCCAAGCCTGTAACTGGAGCCAACACCGTTGTCCAACCAAATGATCCGAATAATCCAAACGGGAAGATGAGTGGTGGTGATAAAACTAATGGACAGACTACTCACCCATCTGGAAGGACACAAACCAAATGATTTTCGCCGAGCATTCTGCTCAGTATAACCAGTCAAGGTGATCTTGGCTTATATGGAGAACGGATATGGATCCGCTCGAACTTGTTTATGACAAACTAGACGTAGTACCTGAGGCGTTCCGTGGTCTCTACACGGAAAAAGATGGTAAGGCAGTCCTCACGCACATCAACGGCATGAAGACACAACAGGACGTAGCTAACGTCCAAGAAGCCCTCCGTAAAGAACGAGAAGATCACAATGCTGTGAAAACCTCGCTCAAAGCATGGGGTGCTTTGAAACCCGATGAAGTCCAGTCCAAATTGGATCGGATCGCCGAACTGGAAGCTGCCGCTGGTGGAAAACTTGATGAAGAAGCAATGCAGAAGATCATTGATGCTCGCCTTGGGCAGAAGACTGCTCCTCTGGAACGGCAACTTCGTGATCTTTCAGCTGAACGTGATACTATTCTCCAAGAGCGTGATGCTCTTCGTGGGAGCATACAACGCCGTGACATGAATGATGTCATTCGTTCTGTTGCTACAGAAATGAAGGTGCTCAGCACTGCAATCCCCGATGTGGAGATGGTGGCCGCTGTGTATCTTGAGCGTGACACCACGACTGGTGAGTTCATCGTGAAGGCTGATGCAAAGGGCGTGACGCCCGGAACAGACATCAAAGGTTTCATGAAGGATATGCAGAAGTTGCGTCCTCACTGGTGGCCTGTTTCGGCTGGTGGCGGTGCTGGTGGTGGTGGCTTCGGTGGTGATAATGGTGATAACCCGTGGTCTGTCAAGGGTTGGAACCTAACCAATCAGGGTAAATACATCACTGAGCATGGTACGGCGAAAGCACAACAAGCTGCGAAAGCAGTTGGTTCAACTGTTGGTTCCACGCGTCCACCCAAATAAGAAGAAACGCCTCACAAATGAGGCGTTTTCTAAACTAAAACCCTGTTGCAAATCACTCAATTTTGAGTTAGCTTGCTTCAACTCACGATGACGTGGGTCATCATCTGCGAACATGGGTTCGCTTTCCCAGCGCCACGAAAGGAAAATCAAATGGCCGCAGGTCCTACGACTCGGGTAAGCGACGTCATCGTCCCCGAAGTCTTTACCCCCTACATGCAGAACCTGACTGAGGAAAAATCGCGCCTCGTCCAGTCCGGTTTGCTCATTCGCTCCCAGCCGCTCGACACATTGCTCGCTGGTGGTGGTCTGACATTCCAAGTACCCTCGTGGCGTGATCTGGACAATGATGCTGAGCGCGTCTCGACTGACACCTCTGTGCCGTTCGCCGATGCTGATGCCTCATTGCCTGCTGGTGTTGCTCGTCCTCCGAATCCGCTGAAAATCAGTTCGCTGAAAGAGATCGCTGTTCGCTTGAACCGGAACAACTCGTGGTCCACGACTGATCTCTCTGCGATCCTCGCAGGTTCTGATCCCATGAATGCAATTGCTGACCGCGTCGCAGCCTACTGGACTCGTCGTCTGCAAGCTGCGTTCATTGCGACTTGGAATGGTGTTATCGCTGACAATGCAGCTAACGATGCTGCTGATTATGCCAACGATATCTCTGGTGCTGCTTTTGTCGACGGTGTAACTAACTTCTCGGCAGAAGCATTCCTTGATGCTGCTCAGACGATGGGCGATTCGCAGGAAGGTCTGGTCGCGGTTGCTGTTCACTCTGTGGTCTACAACCGTATGCAGAAGAATAACCTGATTGACTTCATCCCCGACGCTCGCGGTGAGATCAGCATTCCGATGTTCCTTAATCGTGAAGTGATCGTTGATGATGGCCTGCCGCGGACCGGTTCGGTCTATGACACGTGGCTGTTCGGCACTGGTGCAACTCAACTCGGCGTAGGCACTCCGCCCGTCGCAACCGAGGTAGAGCGCAAGGCTGGTGGTGGTAATGGTGGCGGTCAAGATGTGCTGTACTCGCGAATCATGTGGTCCATGCATCCAACGGGTCATGCTTGGATCGGGACTGCTGATGAGGGTGGTCCAGCCAACACTGGCACCGCGAATGATGACTTGGATGAGGCCGGTTCGTGGGATCGTCGTTACCCCGAGCGGAAGCAGATCAAGTTCGCTCGCTTGGTAACACGTGAAGCATAAAGAGTGGGGGCTTCGGCCCCCAACTCAGTTTCGAAAGGAAACACGATGACCAAAGGACTTCCTCGCTCTCTCGCCCACGCAAATCCCATGCGTGAGGCTATCACCAAGATCAAATTGCCGATCAATCATGTCATCACAGTCACTGCTACTGGTGTTGCGATTGGCTTCGGTTCTGTTGTCTTGGGTGGTCTACCTGAAGCCTATCTCAAGGTTTTGTCAGTTGCTGTTAAGGTCCAGTTCTCTGGTCCCACATCGGCTGATCTAACGGATACTTTTGATGGTGACTTCGGTGTGGGCACAACTCCCGCTTCAGATGCGACTATCACCGATTCTGATGTGGACCTCGTTGCCAGCACTGCTCTCGGTGCTGCAACTGCTGAAGTCTCGCCTATTCTCACTGTTGCTAACGGTGTTGATCTGGTGCTAGATAATACAGCTAACGATCTCGAAATCAACCTGAACCTGCTTATTGATGCGGCCAATATTGTTGATGATGCGGTCGTGGATATCACAGCCAATGGTGTCATTGAAATCGTTCTAGTGACCATGCTCGATGATTAAGAGGTAGATAAGATGAATATCAAGGAAGCACTGGCCCAACTCGACGCTCTTGACGACGACCAGTGGACTCAGGACGGAGCGCCAAAGACGGACGTCGTCAGCGAACTGGTCGGCAAGAAGGTTTCCCGTGCGGAAATCATCGAAGCTGCCCCCAAGTTCTCTCGTGAGAACCAAGATCTCGCTGTTGAAGAAGAGATCGTCGAGACGGAAACTGGTCCTGTCAACACCACTCTCCTGGAAGCTTTCGCTAATATGGAGCCGATGCTCCCACAAGAACTCGCTGACAAGGTCCTGAAAGACCTACCCAAGGAACTCCTGCCTGAAGTCGAGAAACTTCTGATCGAGCAGATCGCTGAACTAGCTGCTCGCCAGAAAGAAGTTGATGAAATGTCCCGCAAACTGAAACTCAGCCTCGCGACGACACGGACTTGGATCAAGGCTCTGATCCCTGATATGTCTAACCAGCAAGCGATCCAAGCTTACATCAAAGCCTCGGCTGAAAATCGTAATGCAAAAGCGAAGGCGGTGCATGACGCACTCGGCGGCATGAAAATCACTGATCTTGTGAAACTCGATCCCCGTGCCGCGATCGATCGGGCATTCGCTCGCAAGACCGCTCGTGGGGGCCAACGCCCGGTGCGATAATGATCGAGTTTGATGTTATCAGTCTCCAGCGACAAAAACGCAGGAAGTCTGAAATGTTGAAGAGCCGATATGCTACATTTATAGCAAGCCCTCAGATGCTTGTTGGGGGCATTGCACCTGCTATCAGCAATGCCTTAGTCTTACCAGCAAATGCCTATTTAGCAGTATCATCTGATGTCTCTGTGACATCTGGTGATGTAGTAATAAATATTGCTGGAGGACGAGTTCTTGGAACACCTACCCTAATTGCCAATGAACTTCATGAAATTGGTTTCTTCGAGTTGGGTCGCGAAGTAACTCTTGAAAAGACTATTGCAGGAGCAGCAACTATCACCCTTTATTTTCTGGATAGATGGAAGCGTCCAAGTATAATCGCCTCGTCAACTTTCACATGAGGTTATAATGTCTGGCTATCTTGAAGAAGTGATTAATGGAACAAAGAGAGGCTATAAACGCCTCTCAGTTGATGTTGGTCAGACAGGTTTCTTTGAAGGACGTGAAGCACGTTCATTTTTTGAAGGGACAATTACGGGTCTAACTGAAATTATAATCAAAGCTGTGGTTCCTGTAGATATTATTTTACAAAGTATCTCAGTATTTGCGTTTTCTGGAGATTTAAAAGTTTCAACGCTTTTATCTGATGGTACAGAAGGAGGAGTTTTCTCAACTCTTCTTCCTATAATCCCGACAAACACCATGCTGGAGAAATTTCAACCTCCCTACATTCCTCAAGTCATATTATCTACTGGAGGAACATATAATGGCGGGACACAAATAGATGTATTTAGATTGAAAACAGGTACTGGAACTGGGCCTGTTAAAGTAATTCCCGTTGGTGCTAATCAAGATGATATTCGGGGTGTGATTACTGGAACTTATTATTATAGATTTAAGGCATTGTCTGTTGATGATGTAGAATTTATTTTCAATGGAAGATGGGAGGAACGTGCATGACATTCATCGTCGAAGATGGTTCTGGTATCTACGAAGCGAATGCCTATGTTGGTCGTGGTTTTGTCAGGAATTATCTCGTTAGTAGAAATCGTGCTACAGTATGGGATGCAGCTTCTGAGGAAGCACAGAAGGCTGCGATCATCGCAGCCACTGACTATATTGATCGTCGATTTGGTCCTGTATTTCTTGGGCAAAAACTCTATACCGATCTGACTGTCTATGCCTCCAACATTCTTCAGATCACAGAACTCCCCGTTGATGGCGATACTATCACGATTGATACCACCGTTTACACTTTTCGTAATATTGCAGCAGTTGCCTATGAAGTTACCATTGGTGCGACTATCGGAGATGCCACAGGAGCCCTTGTAGCAGCCATAGCTGGTACGGGTGGTGGTGCTGGTACTGTGGCGCACACAAGCGCCTCTGCAGACGTCCTGGAAGGGGTAGGAGACATCATTGTGCAAGCACTGGTGGCAGGTGTGTTGGCAACAGCTATTCTGACCTCGGCGAGCAACTCCAAGCACATATGGGACTATTCTGAACTGATTGGTGGTCTTGACGAAGCAGAGCAAGTTCTTGAGTTTCCGAGAACGGTATTCACTGGAATTCCCATAGCTCTCAAACAAGCTGTCGCTGAATATGCAGAGCGTGCATTGGCTGGGGCATTGATGCCTGATCCAGAAGTCGATGTAACTGGTGGATCATTGATCCTCAATCGTGATAAAGTCGGTCCTATCGAAAGTGAACAGCGTTACTCAGGCGGCGTGGTTCAGATTTTCAAGAAATATCCAGCTGCTGATCGGCTGCTACTGGATCTGATTTCCTCAGGTGGAGGAGTCATCAGGTAATGGCAGTCAACTATACCAAACTCGCAGCAAAAGCACAAAAACTGATCACTGATAGTGGTAGGACGATTACTCTTGTTCGTCCGAATGAGACACCTACTGATGTAGCGAAACCTTGGAATGGCTCTATTCCTGCTCCTGAGACGAAGCTCGATGTTCCAGCCATACAACTTCTGCCGAATGCTGTTCGCATTTTCGGACTTTCTGCCTTGGGTGATGCCAGTAAACTTGAGGGACTATTGTCTGTCTCAGAATATGTCTATATCTTGTTTCAAGGAGAAGCTGATCTTCATCAGTTCACTTTCGTTCGTGATGGAGGTATTGATTTCAATATTGAAGTAACTCAAGCATTGAAACCAGCGGATATAACCTTGCTCGGATTTATAGGAGTAAGACGGTGAGTCTGACCTATGCCCAAGCAAATGATGAAATTCTCGTTCTGCTGAAAGCAGTATGGGATCCAACAGGATACAAACTCTTCTATGAAGATATTCGTGATGAAAAAGATACTGATTTGTCACCGTGGGCTTCTGTCATTGTCCGTCATGCTGCTGGAAAGCAAGATACGCTTGGTGGGACTGGCAACAGGTCTTTCTTGAGACTCGGAGTTTGCATTATCACGATCAACACTCCATCCGGTTCCGGCTTGTCAGAAGCCTATCCTTTGGCTAAGGTTGTGTCCGACGCATATGAAGGTGTGTCTTCGCCCAATGGAGTTTGGTTCCGTAACGTTCGTATCAATGAACTTGGTCGTAATGGTACTTTCTATCAGACCAATGTGCTCATTGATTTCGAATACACTGAAACAAAGTAAGGAGACTACGAATGACAGCGGTCCAAAAGATTGACTCCAATATCACTGGTCTTGCCTACGCTGAGGAAGCTCAGCTCGGCTTACTCCCCGGTGAGGGTGGACTTGGTGGAACACCGGTCTGGTATCGGTTGAACCCGAATGCATATAGCGACTTTGGTGGTGAAGTTATCACTGTTGCTCCAAACCCAATCAACCCATCTCGTCAGCGCCGCAAGGGTGTTACGACTGATTTGAACGCGACTGGTGGTTTCAATCACAATCTCACGTTTGAAAATCTCACCAACCTCATGCAAGGTGTCATGTTCGCAGACATTCGCGCAAAAGGTGAAGAGGTCGTCACGGCAGTTGTTCTTGATCTTCTCAATCCTGATGAATATCAAGTCGCCGCAACTGCTGGCTTTATTGTCAATAATCTGATCATTGGTCGTGGTTTTACCAACTCTGCAAACAATGCTATCAATGTCGTCACTGCAATCGTCGCTGATACTTCGGTTGAAGTCGCTGATGGCCTGCTGGTCGCTGAAGCTTCTCCACCCGCCGGTGCAGATATCAAGGTCGTTGGTTTCCAGTTCGGAGATGCTGACGCTGTCATCGATGTCTCAGGGAATCTTCCAGCTCTGACCTCAACCGCAGTCGCAGACCTCACCATACTCGGTCTTGTTCCTGGTCAGTGGGTTTACATCGGCGGTGATGCAACTGCCAACTCATTCACTAACGCTGCAAATAATGGCTTTAAGCGTATCAGATCGGTGACTGCTGATGCAGTCACTTTCGACAAATCAGATATTGCGATGGTTGCAGATGCTGGTGTTGCTGGCAAGACCATTCGTCTGTTCTACGGTGATGTGCTTCGTAACGAAACAGGTTCCCTCATCGTTCGCCGGACCTACAATGTAGAACGGACCCTTGGTGCTCCTGATGATGCTTCGCCCAGCGCGATCCAATCTGAAGTACTGATTGGCGCTGTGCCGAATGAGTTCACACTCAATATTCCTCAAGCAGAGCTTGCCAATGTAGACGTGACTTTCATCGCTACTGATAATTCTCAGCGTCTTGCTGTTGATGGTCCAAAGCAGTCAAGTGTTCAGGACTTTCGTGTTGCTCAGGAGTATAACACTTCAAGCGATGTTGGCCGTATTCGCTTGGGAACTGTGTCTGACGTTGATGAAGCTCCATCTGCTTTATTTGCCTATGTTACGGAAGCCAACATCGCGATCAATAATAACGTCACACCCAATAAGGCAGTCGGTGTTCTAGGAGCATTCGAAGTGACTGCTGGCACTTTCAATGTCTCTGGGTCTGTCACAGCCTACTTTGCCAATGTCTCAGCAACTCAGGCTGTTCGTAACAATGCAAGCGTCACTCTTGACATCAGTTTTGTCAAAGATAATACGGCTCTTATCTATGATATGCCGTTAATGTCTCTGGGTGATGGTCGGCTTAGAGTTGAAATTGATCAACCAATTACACTTCCGCTCAATACAGATGCGGCTTCTGGTCAGGACATCAGCACCGATCTTGATCATACTCTGCTGCTGACCTATTTCCACTACGTCCCGGACGCTGCATAAAACAGGAGAATATAGATGGGTATGTATGATATTTTCGAGACTGATGAAGATCTCGAAAATTCAGGTATCTGGTTGGATTATGGCGACTTCCGCTTGAAGATTGCCTCAGCCGGTCAGGGGAACAAGAAATATGTTCGTTATGCCGAAAAGGCTCTGAAACCAATTCGACGCGCCATGCAGGCCGGAGCAGTCTCTAACGAGCGCTCTATGGCTATCATGTCAGATATCTTCGCTAAGACAATCGTTCTTGATTGGCAGGTGAAGGGTGATGATGGTTGGAAGCCTGGAATTGAAGGTCGTAATGGTGAAGTCTTGCCATTCAATAAAGAGGAAGTGCAGAAAGTCTTCGAGGCTCTGCCCAATCTCTTCATTGATGTGCAGGAACAGGCCAATGCGATTTCGAATTTCCGCAAGGCTGAAATCGAGGAAGATTCGGGAAACTAATTGCCGTGCTGGAGTATCAACTCCAGCACGGCCAAATAGAGCAACAGATCATCGAGCAGGCCATGAAAAGTGGTCAGCCGATACCTAATCGCATAGAAAATGCCCCTAGCATTATGCCGGGGCTTGAACTATACTACATTGGGTTTATGGAGCTCACTTCCTCTCGTCAAATGGGTTGGAGCATTGGTCCAATATCTTGGCTTGCCATCGAACAGTACTGTATGTTGAAGGGACTTGATGAAGAACAGCAAGAGGCAATGCACCATCACATAATTGCGATGGACACTGTCTACATGAAATACCAAGCAAAGAAGCAGAAATAATGGCCGATCTTCTTCAGTTCTCAAAAAATATCAAGCGGCGTGGTCGCCAAATTGAGAATTCAGCTTCTAAACTTGTTCGTAGCATGGCAAAGCGAACTCTTCGTTCCCTCGTGCAGAATACTAAGGCTGATACTGGTAAGGCTCGTTCTAATTGGCGTGTCGGCCTTGGTGCTGCTCCAACTGCTGTCATTGATCCCTACACTCCCTATCCAAAGGGAAGCAAAGCAAATGGTCGTGGTGCCTCTGAAACTGCAAATGCCGCCGCTGCAATCTCTGCTGGTAACGCTCGCATTAACTCTGTGAAGGGTATTTCAGGTGTTGGTTTAAAGACTGCTATCTATATCGCAAATAATGTACCATATCTGGACAATGCACTGCTTCCAGGTGCAATTGAGATTTCCATTCGTGAAGCCCAAGCAGTAATTCGTGGTTTTCGTGTATTCTCAACAAATGCTGATGGAGGCGATCTATAATGGTTACAGAAAATGTAACAATCAGCTTTGTTGAGAATGGTGCTAGAGTTATCAAGCGTAAGATCGACGATATCGGTCAAGCTGCTAATCATGCGACTCGTGGTATTTTTCTCCTTAAGCGTGCTCTATTCGTCTTGGGTGGGGCTGGACTTCTGAGAGGTCTCCAAAAATATGTAGATCTTCTTACAAATTTAGAGAACAAACTTAGATTAACCACGACTAGCACCGCTAATCTTGAAGCTGTTCAAGATCAACTTTTTGCTGCTGCAAATCGTGCCCGTTCTTCTATTGAAGCTGCTGGAGATATTTATACTCGTGTCGCACTATCTGCAAGACAGTTGGGGGTAAGTCAGCAAGCCGTCATCGCTGTTACAGAAACTTTGCAAAAAGCCGCCATTCTTTCTGGTGCTGGAGCCCAAGAGGCACATGCAGCTCTCATCCAACTTGGGCAAGGTTTGGCATCAAACCGTTTGTCTGGCGATGAACTTCGTTCTGTTCTTGAACAACTTCCATATGTAGCAGACCTAATTGTCAATTATTTGAACCAAACTCAACAATTTGGTCAGGTTACAAGAGGAACTCTTCGTCAACTTGGTAAAGAAGGCAAACTTACATCAGATATCGTCTTTAATGCAATCGCTGCTTCTCAACAAAGCGTTAACGCTCTATTTGCACAAACAAATCCAACCATTGAACAAGCATTCAATGTTGCGAGAAATAATATTCTGAAATTCATTGATGATTTCGATGATGCGACTGGTGCCAGCGCCGCTCTTGCAAATGCAATCATAGCTATTTCTGAAAACCTGAATATTATCCTTGGAGTTCTTGGACTTGTTGCTGGTGGATTTGCTCTCTCATTTGGTGCATCAGTTCTCGCCAGAATTAAACTATATATGACGAATATTACTCGTATCGGTGTTGGTGTCGCTCAACTTGCTGATATCCAAGTCATATCTGCAAAAAAGCAGGTTATTGCAACTTCTGCAGTTTTGAATGATAATCGTGCTCGTCTCGCTAATATTGCTATGCGTAGGACACAAATCACTGCGACATTGGAAAATGCTAAAGCTGAATATGCAGAAGCAACCGCTGTTTTTCAAGGAGGAAGCGCTCGTTCTGCTGCAACTGGACAATTCATTAGTATGACAGCAGCAAGAGATCGTCTCACTGCTGCGACTATTCGTCTCACTGCTGCTGAGCATGCAAATAATATTGCGACTGGCAGAACTGTTGCGCTGTCAGCAGAAGTTGCTTTGGCCCAGAATGCTCATGCTGCATCAATAACTAGATTGAATACTGCGACTGTTGTACAAGGAGGTCTAATGGCTAGACTATCCAGGACCTTCCCTCTTCTTAGTGGATCTGTTAGAATTCTAGTCGGTCTCATCAGTAGGTTTTTTGGACTACTGTTTTCAAATCCCATAACGGGTTTTATTGCATTACTCGTTAGTCTGATTGCTGCTGTCTTTTTATTCGGAGACAAAATACAAATTGCTGGAAGTAAGATTTTGACCTTGAAAGATATAATGGTCGCAGCATTCCAGATAATGGGAGAAAAGATTTCTGGTATCGTTGGAATCATTCATCAATTCTTCACTCCTGCAATAAATTCTATGATAAATGCAACAATTTATCTAAAAGATAAAATAGTGGAAGTGTGGAATTTCATTGTTGATACTTTAATCAAAGTTGCTGAGACTATAGCGAACATTATTAATTCCATAATCGGCTTCTTTGTTGGTTTAGTCAATGGAACTATTAGAGCATTTGGGATACTTCCAGATGCGATTATCGATATTTTCAATATTCTCAGAAATGGAGTTCTGACAGTAATTGAAAACATGGTAAACGGGATTATTGATGGAGTTAAAGCAATTCCAGAGAAATTTGAAAAAGCAATGAAATCAATACTTAGTTTTGCGAAAGATACAGTTCAATGGATTGTGGATGCTTTTGATGCAATGCCTAAAGCGCTTGAGAAGATTGCTGAAAAAGCAATGGAATTGATGAAAAAGAAATTTCATGATGGGATTAATTCTATAAGAGAATTACTTTCTAAACTTCCAGGAATAACTCTAGAGCCATTAGAAGAATTCGTAAGTAAATTTAATGGGATGGTCTTTGAACTTCCTGATTTCCCCTCTTTTGAACCATTCTTCCAAGAAGGCAGATTTAGCTTAGATCAATTCAAAGGAGAGGTCACTGGAGCAGCTTCAGAAGTTGGAACAATCTATGCTGATGAATTTGCTAATGCTCTTTCTCGTAATTTTCTTGGTGAGGCAGGAAATTCTGTAATGGCTGCTTTCGCTAATTTAATGCAAAGAGCAATGGCAAATGCTCTAAATGCAGCATCTGATAGAGCGATGATTGCGAGATTTGGTGGATCGGCTGGAGGGGATGTGGCAACTCCAGTCTCTGTAGCAGGAACAGGAGGTGCTAAAACCAAAACTTTTGCTGAAGAAATGGCCGAGCTTCAACAAAAGATAGAACTTGAAAGACAATATGGTATCCAGAAAGCAATCACCAATCAGATTTTGTCTATTGAGAAAGCAATCAAACGTGAACTGTCTGCAACTGAGAAAGATCAAGTTGCTTCTGCAATGCAACTCCTAGAAGTATCCAAGGTATACGGTTCTATTCTCGAAGAAATCCGTGGTCCTCAGGAAGCCCTTCAATTCGGGCAAGCTGCTCTTAATCAATTATTTGAAGAGGGCGCTATCTCTCTTGATCATTATAATTCAAAGTTGCGTGAACTTCAGATCAATGCTGATAAAGCCGCGAATACAATCGGTGGAGGTTTCAGAGCAGCAATAGCCGGGGCTATTCAATCTGCTGGCCAGTTTGGTGAGACTCTTGGAAATTTCATCGTGGGAGCAGCAGGCAGAGCCGCAGATGCGATCGTTGAGTTTGCCCAAACAGGAAAGTTGAATATTCGTGCATTCTTTGCAGACCTGTTCGCTCAACTTTTGAAACTTGCGGCACAGCGTCTTCTTTTGTCCTTCCTCGGTGGCTTCTTGGGCATTCCTGGTGCTAGTCTCGCTGGAGGAGGTCTTGGATTTGCTACTGGTGGTTCTATTCTACCTTCTGGACCAGGATCTACAGATTCGCAGATAGTAACATTTGCTAAGAGACCGGATGAACGTGTAGATATACTTACACCGGGTCAGCAGCAAGCACAGAAAAACGGAGAAGATCGAAATAATGGAACTACGATCGTTCAATCTCCCCCTGTTAATATTGTCGCGCTTCTTAACCCGAGTGACATCATTAATGTATTCAATGATGGTGGTGATGCACAAATCATCAATATTCTACAACGCAATTCGTCAACTGTGAAACAGATCGCACAGTCATAAGGAAAAACTAGATGCCCTTCACTACTGGCACAGCACGAACTCCTTCTGAACTGTTGAACGCACTCAGCACGCATCTTGTCGCTAATGGATGGACGAAGTTGCGTGGTGAAACGGATATGGCTTGTGCAAGCCCAAAAGCTGCACGCTACTGGCGGTTGCTTGTCTGGGAAAGTGTGACTACCACTAATAACTTTCGTGGACTGCAACTGTTCAATCTTCGTACAACATCAGGTGGTGCTAATCAAGCTACGGTAGGTACAAATTTCTCAACATCTTCTGCAGGAACTGGCACCCCTAATTTGATGGTTGCAGGTGGACTTCTGCGCTCTGCTGATATCAATAATCAGGCTTGGTGGGTCAAGTACGATTTTGGTGCTCCAGTGATTATTCGTGAATTCTATGTTCGGGGTGACTCCACATTAGGAAATTCACCAAGCGACTTTGCTTTCCAATGGTCAAATGACGGGATTGTCTGGACAACAATGCGTGAATATTTTGCGCAATCCTGGACAGCATCTGAATATAAGACCTTTACTCTGGCAGATGGTTTTCTTGATGGGCGTCATGTAGCAAGTGATGCTCCTCGCAGGTCTGGTAATGCTGAAGAATTTAGCATAGACCAAGATTGGGTTGGAAGTTCGCAACGAGACTTCTCTGAAGACGTTTGGGCTTGGCAGGGACCGGGCTATGACGCTGCTCGAAGAGTATTTGTTTATGCTCGCAGTTATAGTTCTCCAACAACATCGACGCATGCAATTTCTTGGGACTTTTCTATTGGCTATGATGCAGGAATTCTCACTTGGAATGGACAATCAGGTTCATCTTTGAGAAGTAGAGCACACCTGATGGATTCAGGATCAGTGGAATATTGGATTTATTCAAATTCAAAGCGATTTATTTTAGTAACTCGCTCAGGAGCACAAGATTACACATCATCTTACATTGGATTTTTATCAGCCTTTGCTTTACCTGATGATTATCCTTTTCCATTGGCTGTTTTTGCAACAATGTCTAACTCTACCACATATCCCTCAAGCCAAGTTAACGCATCCTTGTCTTCTATAGCAGATCCAGGACTAAATACAGCAGTTGTCCGGTTGTGGGATGGGATTTCTATTTTCCCTGGAAACCGACCGATTGATGATGCTTCGAATAAGTATCTAGCTACTCCAGCATCTTCATGGGTCTGGCCTTTCCATTTTGGATCTACTAATTCTAATGTATCATGGCCGGGAGCTATTGGTTCAGACTTTGGTGACTACAACCCAAGCCATATATTTGATCATGTACGAGCGACTGAGCAAAATGAGTTACCTCTTATTCCGAGTACCGTGCAACATGATCCTTATGGTAATATAGGAGTTCTCGATGGTGTCTTTGCTATTCCATCCGGTGGAATGTTAACACCTACTCAAATTATCACGATTGATCTCCAGAATTATCGCGTATTTCCAAATCGCACCCGCCGTGAGCCGGTTGCATGGTTCTGCATCCGGGAGAATTAATATGACATATTCAACAGGATCTGGTGATTACAACGCATTAATGGCAGCAGTTCTTGCCCATGCTGTTACTGATGGCTGGACAACGACTACTGGTAATTGGCCAATTTCAAAAGGTAATGTCCGTGGTGTCGATTGGGCAACCTTCACTGCTACTGAAGCAGATCGCACGCTGCTTGGAGGTGCAACAAAGACTGCACGTTATCTTCGTATCGCAGTTGGAACATCAACTGCGAATGCAACGACTAATGTCGCAGCAGATGCAACGTCTGCTCAGGTTGCAAATCTTGAATATGTTTTAACGTCCTGGCATATTTTCTCAGATCCGTCTTTGTGTGATCACATACATGTCGTTTTCAATTTTTCGAATGGGATCAACAGTGATTGTTATGGACATTTCTCTTTTGGTGAACTTGATAAACATGGAATGGCCCATACTGCAATTGTCTATGCAATTGGTTCACCCAAGAGAGGATATTCTGTAACAACAGGTGCAGGAAGCACTTGTGGTGATTGGAATGGGGGTTGTTACGGACGCACCTTAAGTCCTTACACTGGAAAAGCTTATTTCAGTGGAGCAACTTTCTATAATTCTAGAAATAATCTGGTGTGGATTGCTGATCCAACCATAGCACCGCAACCAGCTTCTGGATGGGCTGCGATTGATGCAGTTAATGGTAATACTCTTGTATTGAATGTTATACAAGATGATTTTTCTTCCTCATCTAGTATTTCTCCAGCCAGCACTAGATCGAGTGAACCTTCTTGGTCTTGTTGGAACCAGTTTACAACCCCACAGCCATATTCTGGTGCTATTAGCATGGGGCCGTTGCCTTTTTGGCTTCTTCAGAGTATCACCACAAGTTCTCAAATAATGTATCTTGGAGCATTTCCGAACGTGCGGATCTGCTCTCTTGAGAGTTATTCACCTCAAGCCATAGTCACCTATGGAGCAGAAGAATGGATGTTATTTCCAATGTTGCGATCGACCGCATGGGATCAGATGCAAATTCTTGATGTCGTGTCCTCTGGTCGTTCTGGTTATGCGTTCAAGAAGGTGCCATAATGCCCATAATTGCTACTGGTGCAACTGTTGCTTTCTGGGACACTGACGCAGCGGGTGACCGCATCGTATTCAGTGGTTCACAAGCACCAAGACAAGGTGGATCTTATGCTGATATAGCAGAAGACATTGCTTTCGCACCAAACCCATTAATTCTTGAGACTATCTCAGTTGTTGATGAAACTCTTTGGGCTCCTGCCTCTTCTTTCACTATTGAACCAACACAACACACTGACTATCACTATCGTTTCTGGATAATTCCAGAAGAACTTCGTCTTGCAAATCCTCTCGTTGACACTGATATCCCTTTCATCATTTGGAATACTTTTCCTGCAATTCAAATTCTACAAGAAATCAATATTCTTGGTTCTGATGTTCTCACTTTTGATAAAACCCCGCTTGTTAGCCAAATTCGTGATTTTGAATTTCAAACTATCAATCTTCAAATCGGTCCTGGTGAACCTAATGTGGATGCACAAGTAGAATTTGTATTTCCTCTTGGGATCGCATATCTTATCATCATAGCGACTGTATCTGAGACTTTCAACCTCATTCCTGATGTGCCAGTCAATGAGACTTGGGAATATCTCACAGAGATCTTGACTGCCCATGATGGCACCGAACAACGTATTTCTTTGAGGAGAAATCCTCGTCGCAATATGGAATTCTCTGTTGATATCATCGATCTTCAACAACGTCAAGAACAATACGAATTGCTATTCAAGAACATGGGTTTACAGGCGATAATTCCTGCATATCAGCACGCTACTCGTATAACTCAAACTACGATTATTGGTGGAAGCAGACTTTACTTTGATACGACGAAAACTCAGATGCGAGTTAATGAAAGCATCGCTATGATCAATATCAAAACTCAAGAGGCTCAAATCGCAAAGGTTGTTGCAATCTACACTGATGGTGTTGATGTTAGTTCTGCTGTCGGGCGAAATATTGATAATGGATATTATGTCTATCCGTGTCATGCTATGATTATCCAGAATGACTCTGGGCTGACAATGCAGAGCA